GTATTAGGCACTGATAACTTTGGAAAAACAAGAAATGAAGTTCCTTTATTTGTTGAGGAAATTTATCCAAGTTCGTTATCGTATGCTTACAACCAAGGATATATTAAAGGTATTAATCCTGAGTTAGTTGATTTAGAAGATGCTAGAAGTGAAGACCCACAATCAATCGCATATAAAGTTGAAAGATACCAATCACCTGAAACACCTTATTTAGTTTCTGAGTTAAGAGGTAATAAAGTTTATAAATTATTTAAATTCATTTCTATTTCTGATGGAGATGATGCGAACGTTGAGGTTAAAATATCTATCGCTAACTTATCATTTAATAACATGACGTTTGACGTACTTGTTAGAAACTTCTTTGATACGGATGCGAATCCTGTGGTTATCGAAAAATTCACTAACTGTAATATGGACCCTAACTCTAACAACTTTGTTGCTAAGAAAATTGGTTCATCAAACGGTGAATACGCACTAATCTCTAAATTTGTTATGATTGAATTATCAGATGAAGCACCGATTGACGCAATTCCTTGTGGGTTTTACGGATACACTCAAAGAGAATATGAGTCAACGTCTAATATTTCACCAGTACCTCAATTCAAAATTAAATACTATTTCCCTGGAGAGGTTGTTTATAACCCTCCATTTGGAACAACAGCAAATGCTACTGAATCTGCGGGAGACATTGTTAGAAGGTCTTACTTAGGGTTTTCAAGTCAATTTGGTATTGATGAATCATTCTTAAGTTACAAAGGTAAACAAAATCCACCAAATTGGGTTAATTCAGCATTACCTATTGACGGTCAGGCTTGGAATTACTTAAGTAAAGGTTTCCACATGGACTCAGGTGCTACTGTAGTTACAATCGCTAACTCATACCAAACAAGCGGTCAAACCGCATTTGAGTGTGGTGTTGCTGATTTTAGAACTGACCCTGAAACTCAAGAAAACCCATATTACTTTATCTACTCAAGAAAATACACATTATGTTTCGCAGGTGGATTTGACGGATGGGATGAATATAGAGAATTTAGAACTAATCAAGACAGATTCCAATTAGGAGCATCAGGTTACTTGGCAGGAGCATCAGTTTCTACAAGATATCCTACAGCAACGGGAGAAGGTTTGTTTAAGAGAATTATTATAAACAATAATACTCAAGATTTTGCAAATACTGACTACTACGCTTACTTACTTGGTATTTTAACATTTGCAAATCCTGAAGCAACAAACATCAACGTGTTTGCAACTACTGCGATTGATTATGTTAACAACTCAAATCTTGTTGAAGAAGCTATCGATATGGTTCAATATCAAAGAGCTGACTCTGTGTATATCGCAACAACTCCTGACTACTTAATGTATACTCCAGACGGAACTAACTCTTTAGATATCATTTACCCACAAGAGGCGGTTGATAACTTAGATAATACAGGAATTGACTCTAACTACACCGCAACTTATTACCCATGGATTTTAGTAAGAGATACTGTAAACAACACACAAATCTACTTACCACCAACAGGTGAAGTTTGTAGAAACTTAGCGTTAACAGATAACATCGCATTCCCATGGTTCGCATCAGCGGGTTACACAAGAGGTCTTGTAAACTCTATCAAAGCAAGAACTAAATTAACTCAAGAAGATAGAGATACATTATACCAAGGTAGAATTAACCCTATCGCAACTTTCTCTGATGTAGGTACTGTAATTTGGGGTAACAAAACGTTACAAGTTGCTGATACAGCACTTAACAGATTGAACGTAAGAAGATTATTACTTCAAGCACGTAAGTTGATTTCAGCGGTAGCAGTAAGATTATTGTTTGAACAAAACGACCAAATCGTTAGACAACAATTCTTAGACAGTGTTAACCCAATCTTAGACTCAATCAGAAGAGATAGAGGTTTATACGATTTCCGTGTAACAGTTTCTTCAACACCTGAAGACTTAGACAGAAATACATTAGTAGGAAAAATCTACTTAAAACCAACGAAAGCGTTAGAATTCATCGACATAGAATTTTTCATTACTCCGACAGGAGCTTCGTTCGAGAATATTTAATAATAACGGGGGACTAAATCCCCCTTTAGCCAAATGAGAAAAAAATTAACAGAAGGATTTAAAGGTGAAGGTTCACCAGATATGAAATATTACGCATTCGATTGGGATGATAATATTGTACATATGCCGACGAAGATTATTGTAAAAAATGAAGACGGGGAGGAGATTGGAATGTCAACTGACGACTTTGCGGAACACAGACATCACTTAGGTAAAGAACCTTTCGAATATAAGGGTGAGACTATTGTAGGTTATGGAGACAAACCATTCAGAAATTTTAAAACTGAAGGTGATAAAGATTTTATAATCGATGCAATGAGGGCTAAGGAAGGTCCTGCGTTTGACGATTTTAGAGAGGCAATAAATAACGGGTCGATTTTTTCTATAATCACAGCGAGAGGTCACAACCCAAACACTCTTAAACAAGCGGTTTATAATTACATCATAAATGATTATAATGGTATCAGTAAAGATGAGTTAGTTAAAAACCTTAAGAAATATAGAACGTTTGTAGATGAAGAAGATATGAGTGACGAAGAGTTAATTAAAACTTATTTAGATCTCAATAAATATCATCCAGTTTCGTTTGGAGATGAATCGGGAGCAGTGAATCCTGAAGAAGCTAAGGTGGCGGCTATGGAAGAATTTGTAACTTATATTAGAGAACTCGCATCTTCTTTAAATAAGAAAGCTTTTTTAAAGAATGATGTTAATAATAATTTTATTCCTAGTAAGCCTTCTATAGGTTTTTCAGACGATGACCCTAAGAATATAGAAGTAATGAAAAAACATTTTAAAGATAAACCAGATAATATAGTAAGAACTTATTCTACAGCTGGAGGCACTAAAAAAGAAATCTAGTTAAAGAATACCATTTTTAAAATTTTAAGTAAATAGAAAAATTTTTCAAATGAATATATTTATCGATATAAACATAGAAACAAAAATTAAAATAATATGGCTGATTTACTAATGAAAATGCCGATTCCTTATGAACCGAAAAGACAAAACCGATTCATTTTAAGGTTTCCATCAAGTTTAGGGATTAACGAATGGTTTGTGGAAAGTGCTTCAAGACCTTCAATTAAAATTGTATCAACAGAGATACCATTTTTAAATACCTCAACTTATGTTGCGGGAAGATTTAACTGGGATGAGATTTCTGTTAAATTTAGAGACCCAATTGGGCCTTCTGCGTCTCAAGCTCTTATGGAGTGGGTTCGTTTACATGCTGAATCTGTTACAGGTCGTATGGGATATGCTGCGGGATATAAAAAAGATATTGACCTTGAAATGTTAGACCCGACAGGAGTTGTTGTTGAGAAATGGATTTTATATGGTACATTCTTAACAGGGGTGAATTTTGGTTCATTAGCTTACAATACTGATGCTCTTGCTGATATTACAGCGTCATTAAGAATGGATAGATGTGTACTCGTGTACTAGTTTTTAATAAAATACATCTAACCATTTACAATATTGTTAAATTCCCGTATATATACTTATATGGGAATTTTTATTTGTAATATATGCCAAAAAGAATATGACGGTCTTAATTCATTAAGAAGTCATTCTTCGCAAAAACACAATATAAGTGGTGATAAAATTTATATTGAATATGTTTTAAAGGGATTAGAACCAAAGTGTGAATGTGGTTGTGGCGGTAGACCCCCGTTTATTACAATAAATAAAGGATTTTCAAGATTTATTCAATCACACCATAATAGAGTTTTAGGAAAAAATAATTTTCATAAAAACCCTAAAACTCGTCAAAAAGCATCTGAAACTCAAAAGAAAAATTGGAAAGAGGGAAAATATGTTGGATGGTGGGAAAATAAATCGGAAGACACTTTAAAAAAAATAGAAGGAATTAAAGAAAAATTAAGGAACAATAAAGATAGAGGTAAACAAATATCTAAAAAATTAAAAGGAATCCCAAAAACAGAAGAGTCAAAACGTAAATTATCAATTTCACAAAAAAAACGATATGAAGATAATCCTCAATTAAAAATTAACCAATCTAAATATAAGTTGGAGTGGATGAGAAAAAATTCAAAAGTAAAAACTTCTAAATTAGAAGATAAATTTATGGAAATATTAAATGAAATTGGGTATGTTAAAGATATTGATTATATTCACAATCATTTAATATTAAATATTAAAACATTTTTTGATTTTTATATTCCAATTAATAAAATAATGATAGAAGTCGACGGGGATTTTTATCATTGCAACCCTAATAGTAAATACTCAATTGCTGAATATGATATACAGAAAAAAAATTTATCAAACGACAAAAGAAAGAATACATGGTGTGAAAACCACGACATAACATTAATTCGTTATTGGGAAAAAGATATTAATGAAAGACCTGAATGGGTTATTTCAGATTTAAGACAGAGATTGTCTTTATAAAAAATCAACAGTTGTTATACTTAACCGTAAAGAACATAAACTTTACGGTTATTTTTTTATATGGAAAATCAAACAAACGAACACTTACAAGCAAACTTTTCACTTCCTCACGACGTGGTATCATTACCCTCTAAAGGAATTTTTTACAAAAATAAAAAAAAATCTATTAAGGTTGGTTATTTAACAGCAACTGATGAAAATCTATTGATGGCGGGAGGAGACGACATGACTCAAAATCTTCTTAGGTCAAAAATTTATGAACCTGATTTACGTATTGAAGATATGTTAGAGGGTGATGTTGAGTCGGTTTTAATCTTCTTAAGAAACACCGCATTTGGGCCTGAAATGGAACTTACCCTTACTGACCCATTAACCAAAAAACCGTTTAAATCGGTAGTTTTATTAGACCAATTGTCAATACTTCAAGGACAGTTACCTAATGAAGACGGTACGTTTATAACGCCTCTACCAAAATCACAGGTAACGGTGAAGTTAAAACCAATGACTTATGGTGAAATATTAGAAAATCAAAAAGCGGCGGAATATTATCCCGCTGGCCGAGTTGTACCTAAAGTCACACTAAGACTTCAAAAAGAAATAATTGAAGTAAACGGGTCTACCGATAAGGGCGAAATCGCCAAATTTATAGAATCAATGCCAATTGCGGATTCAAAATTTATCCGAAAGTTTATGGAGGATAATGAACCACGATTGGATATGAGAAGAGTTATTATTGCCCCATCAGGAGAAAAACTTACAGTTAATGTAGGTTTCGGGGTCGACTTTTTTCGTCCTTTCTTCTGATTATAGGAAAAGTCAGTTAGATGAGTTCTACTACTTAAACACATTATTAAAGATAAGCTATCAAGATTTTTTAATAATGCCGTTGTTCGCAAGAAAGTATCTTTTAGATAAATGGATTGAAGATAATAAAAAGGACTGAAAACTCAGTCCTTTTGTATTTATATAGTAACTAACAATATAACAATATGGCAGAAACAGACAACAAAGGCGCCGGTCAATTGGGTGAAGAATTAAAAAACGCTTTAAGACTACCTGATATTACAGAATTTGCAAATGCGTTTGAACGAATAAGTTCCGTGGCTCGAGGGGTTAATGATTTATTCGGGCAAAGTAGAGAGAGAATTGTTGAGTTAAAAACCTCAATTGTCGATTCGTTGCCTGGTATTGTTAGATTAGGTGGTCAACTAGAGAATGTTGGAAAAACTATAGAAGAAATTGCGTTAGCTTCAAGAAGAAATATCATTGCTAACTCTGAAGATATTGAAAAACTTTACGCATCTTCTAAGGTAACTGGTTTAGGTATTAGTGAAATCGCTGAAGGGTTCTTAGATGTTGGTGTTGGTCTTGAACAAATGGGTGAACAATTAGAGGACTCCGTTAACTATGTTAGAAGTATAGGTGGAAATACTCAACAAGTGATGAGGTCTGTTCAGGGTAATATGGACCAAATGAACAGATACCAATTTGAAGGTGGAGTTCAAGGTCTAACCAAAATGGCGGCTCAAGCATCAATGTTAAGATTTAATATGAATGAAACATTTAGATTAGCTGATGATGTGTTAGATCCAGACAGGGCAATTGAGGTCGCATCCGCATTCCAAAGGTTAGGAGTGTCTGCAGGTGATTTAGCGGACCCATTCCAATTAATGAATCAATCTATTAATGACCCATCAGGCCTTCAGACTAGTTTAGCTGAAGTCTCAAAACAGTTTACATATTTTGATGAAAAAACCAAGACATTTAAAATAAACCCACAAGGGGTTTTGACTCTGAGAGAAATGGAAAAACAGACAGGGGTTAGTGCGAAGGAAATGAGTAAAATGGGATTAGCCGCTGCCGAATTAGACGCCAGATTATCTGACATTAGTAGTGCGGGTCTTAGTATTGCAAGTGAAGAAGACAAACAATATCTTGCCAATATCGCAACAATGAAAGATGGTAAATATATGGTTACCTTAGAAGACGATACCCAAAAAGAATTAGCCGAATTAACACAACCTGAATTTGATAAATTAATTGACGAACAGAAAAAGGGACCGAAAACTATGGAAGAGATTGCAAAATCTCAAATGACAATTAGTGAGGATATTGCAGGTAATGTTGAGGCAATTAGAGCAGCATTTGTTGGTGGAATGGTAACTCAAAAAGATTTATTAAAAGGTGTAGAATCCGTTAGAAGTTTGTCATCAAACTTCACAGGAGCTGTCTCAAGAAATTTTAGTTCTCCCGATGAAGTTAGAAAGACTATAACCGAATCTTTTGGAGATTTAGAACAATTTATGAAGGATATAGGTAACAAAGATATTAAAACTAGTGACGCAGCATCAATGTATTTAGAAAAATTAGGAAGTCAAGGTATTAAACTTGAACAAGGATTTAAGGACGGTATGATAAAAAGTTTAGAAGAAACTCGTGATAAAATAACTGGTACAACAGGAGTTGACGCGGTTGCCACTGAATTTTTAGAAAAACTACTAGGTGGGGTTAAAACAAAAAAAGTTACAGGTATTAAAGACGGTAATAGACCTATTTCATCGTTAATTGAAGGTAATAGAACAAGTCAAGTTAAAGAAATTGCGACACAAGGAGGAGCCTTTGGAGGAAGTGCTTCAAAAGTTAATGTTGACGGAGGGATTAAAGTTGAAGTAATCTTCCCACCCACAAATGACTTCACGACTACCCAAAAAGAGGTAATAACAAAGTCATTTGTTGACATGACAAATACTGAACAGTTTAAACAATACGTAGTTAACGTAAGTAAACCAACTAACCCAATAAAGGGTAATTCAGTAAATGTGTTCGGTTAATAATTAAAAATTAACCCTTAACCTATTTATTAAATAAAGATATTAATGGGAAGTCCTTTAGATTTTATAAGCTCGGATGGTTTCAGAAAGAAACTAATAACTAGGAACTTAACACCTTATGCTAAGTCCCCTAACCGACCTACGCTCCCAATTAACACGGAGTATATTCAATCTGACACATCGGTTCAAGATAGTCCCGACCAACTAATTGATACACCATCTTTTGCGAACCAACTATATCCACTGAACAAATACGGTAATGAAGGTGGATATGAACAAGTTCCTGACCCAGGAGCGTTGTTAAATACTAAATCAAACGAAGGTGAATATGGGTTTCAAGACGCTAACATAGTAGACCAATCCCTATTCGAATCTCAAAGATGGAAACCACTTAATGTATTTTCAAACGGAAATCAATTACCGTTAGATAGTGCACAATTTTTTGATTCATTAGGCAGACCACAAACAACTAATACATCAAACAACCAACCATACCCAACAACATTTGTACCGTCAACTTATAGTCCGTTATCTATATTACTTTCAAATGACCCTGGTGGTAGTAATGGATTAATGAGTCAAGACTCATTCATTGTTAAGTTAGGCGCTCAAACACTTAGAAGAGAATTTGAAGCAAGAATTGCGGCACAAATTAGACAAGACACTATTGGAAGGGCGAATATATTAAATATTAATAGTGGAACTGACATAGTTAACATTTTGTCAGGTGTGGTTCCAATCATTGAACCAAACTACACAATTACTGTTACTGCAAACCCTATACTTGCCGCCGCAAATTTTGCATTAAGGTTAGGCGGAAGTATCTTACCTGTATCACCAATACCTGGTTCATACTTTGACCCAAACATTAATCCAGGTCAGTCAACAACTATTCAACAGATGACTAATGCCTTTAGAAATACAGGTGTTGGTAAATTTTTTAACAGACTATTGGGTGGTGGTAATTCTGGTTCTCAAATCATGTATAACAACATGGGTGCAGGACAGAGGTCTCGTTTGTTTAAGAATATTGATTATAATAGATACAAACCAAACTTTGAAAGAAGTGTTATTGCCAGATTAGCAGGCGCGATTGTCGGAACAGTTTCAGATAATAGTAACTATTACATTGGTTCAATCACATCAGAACCGTCAAGAGTGTTTTCACCAGGTGGTGATATTCCTGTAAATGCTTATGGACAAGAACTTCAATCACCTGTTTACGGACCATCTGAGTTAGCTCAATTATATGAAGGACCAAGTCAAGATGTTAAATTAGGTGCTAATGGACCTACATATTCTAACGGTGGTGGTATTGAAGGTGGATTTACATGGGTATCTCCAAAGTACAAGGGCAATGCTGGTAAACGAGTTGGTCTTGGAGGTGAAGTAACCAATGAGGACGAAGACTTTAAACCTTCATCATATAACGCAACTGAGTCAACCGAGAGAACTTTTAAACAAGGTTCAATTTTAGACCAAACACAAAGAATTATAGATAGCCAACCTCAAGGTGGTAGAAGGTTACAACACGTTGGTAATGCTATTGACCAAGTAAGCAAAGTATTCAACGATGGGTACAAAGAACTTACTAAGGGTTCAAGAGTTTACAAATATGAAGGGGCTATCGGACAAGAAGTGGGTACCGAATATTGTAGAGTGTTTGCTAAAGATACACCTTACTTACAATATAATGACCTTCAAAAAGTTGATGGTGTAACTGTTAATGGTAGAAGATTTTCGGATTCGGTATTAGATAACACCTATAATCTTAACATTGCACCTAATAAAATGGAAGGTGGACAGTCGTCAACTAACCTAATTAACGGTAGTGCTGGTGGTAACGGATATGCCAAAAAATATATGTTCTCGTTAGAGAATTTAGCTTGGAGGACATCGAGTACACCAGGGTATTCTGTATCCGATTTGGCGGTGTGTGAGAGAGGTCCAAATGATGGTAGAGTAATGTGGTTTGCACCATACGGATTGACCTTCAGTGAAACCGTATCAACTAATTGGAATGAAAATGATTTTTTAGGTAGAACAGAACCAATATATACCTATAAAAATACTCGAAGGGATGGTGCTTTGAATTGGAAGATTGTAGTTGACCATCCATCGGTATTAAATGTTATTGTGGATAAAGTGTTAGGTAATGAAACAAACAGAGTTAGAGTTGATAGTATTATTGATTCGTTTTTTGCTGGTTGCAGAAAATACGACCTGTACGAACTTGCAAAAAAATACTACACGGTAAAACCTGGTGAACTATCTTATTTACAAGATATGATTACTTCCAAAGACATGACTAAGGAAGAGTTGGAGTTTACCAAACAAACAATACAAACGGGTAACGACGCACCAAATGCGGGGGCAACACCAGTTGCAGAATCTTCATTAAACTCGGAGGATTATTTTAAAAAATATGTGCAAATTGCAGGATATTTTGGTAACGATTTCCCAAAACAAAATACCACACCAAATTATACTGTAGAGTTTAATAGATACACTTCTGCGGGAAATGTTAAAATTTATACAAGTAAATCAAACGGAGCTCAATTAGGTACGTTTTTTAATGCGGTGGTTACACCAAACTATAATTCGTTAAAAGAGTTAACCGTAGAACTTGTAAAACAACTAAACCAATTTCCTACGGGGGCCATAACCATGGTCATAGACTCTAGTTGTTCTGCACCCGCAACTCAAAGTTATAATGTTGAATTATCGAAGAGAAGAATTACATCACTTATTAAGTTTTTTACCGAAACCGAGTCACTTAAAAAATTTATTACAAGTTCACCTCAAAGATTAATTATTAAAGAGGGAAACGCTGCGGGAGAGAACTCACAAGTCAAACAGTTTGATGATAAGGTGGGTTCATTTATTAATGGACAAACAGTCAGCTGTACCGATGGTGACCCACAAGCAAGTGGCGGAGACACTAAAGCGTCAACTGAGATTTTTACTACAACCGCTATGGCATGTAGACGAGCGTACGTTAGTTCAATTACAGGAACACTAACAGCACCCATCACATCTCCACCACCACAAACTCAAGATATTTTAGTTGGAAACGTAGTAACAAGTACGGTTAAAGTGCCTGTTGTGGAACAAGTTAGAAGAGAAAGAAATAACATTACTAAAAGAGTTTTAAGGTCTTTATTATCGGAATGTGATTACTTTGAAACAATCAAGACCGAGACACCTATGGTTTATGACAACTTAAAAGATAAGTTGAAATTTTTCCAACCAGCTTTCCATTCAACAACACCTGAAGGTTTAAACTCGAGACTTACATTCTTACAACAATGTATGAGACCTGGTGAAACAATACCTACCGTAAAACAAAATTCACCACAAAGTAAACCTACGTTAGAGTATAATAACGCTGTTAACACGGCATTTGGTGCACCACCAATATTAGTTTTAAGAATTGGTGACTTTTATAACACTAAAATTGCTCCAACATCGTTAGGAATACAATACGAATCTTTAGATATTAACCCTGAAGGTATTGGGGTACAACCTATGATTGCCAATATTACAATGGCGTTTCACTTTATTGGAGGTAGTGGATTAAAAGAATCTGTTGATAAGTTACAAAACGCCTTAACGTTTAATTACTACGCTAACACTGAAATGTGGGACGACAGGGCCGATGTTACCTCTCAAGAAAATTTCTTAAAAATATTAGATAGCGAATTCTTAAAACAAGACACATTACTTAATCCTCCGACATTAAATCAGGCTTCTCCAAATGCAGGACAAAGTAATGATTCGACCGTAGGGACAATTATTACAAATGTTTTAGTAGATGGTGGAGAAACAGGTACGTTAAATTATTCTGATTTTATGGTAAACCTTGTTAATGACACACAGACATATTTTACAAGTGTTGTTAATAAAACTAAAGAAAGTGTTAATCAATATAATAATGCCGTTCGTCAACAGTGGATGTTAGAGCGTTCATATACTCAAGGTGATATTGCCGTTAATGACCCGAACAGTGGTGTTGTGTTGTTTGGTAAACCAAGTAATGTTGAAAAAAGATTTAATCAAATCTTCGATAGTTTTGAAAAGAACATCATAGATGATGAAGACTTATTTATTAAATTCATAACAGATAGAAAAGATGGATTTTCAAAAAAACTAATAAGGGTAGTTAAAGATAACTATGTTAATTTTGTTAAAAATAAAAGAGCGTCCTTTCAAGGACCAATATTCACAATTACTCAAGGACTAACAACTATCGAACAAAGTTATATTCAAACTTTAGGTAGACTTAACTTTATCTTATTTCCAGGAGAGACAGGTAAAGGAACAGATGGATTCCAACTAAAAAATGGTAATACAAAAATTTACGTAACAACAGGAACAGGTAATGTTCAACAAGAATTGGTTGATGATACTAAAAAAATCCAAAAAAATATTGAAGAATTTAATACTGCGGTTTTTGGTAAAACTAAATTTACATATGGTCAAACAACTTATGAAGGTGAATTAATTTTTAAAACCGCAACAAATGGTATAACTGAATCTAAAGTAGTGACTGTTGATAATGTATTCTTACCTTTTAGTAATGACACTAATTTTAAAGACAATCTATCTTTTAGAAGACAGTATATGATAATGTCGGAAGATGTTCTTGACGATAAGAAATATGAATCTTTTAAACAAGCATTAATTGGTAATGTGATTAACAATCAGTCTTTGATTGGTAATACCACAACTAATCTTGATGCGGTGTTTGATGCTTATTGGATTTTAACGGCAAAACCTTTGTTTTTGGAAGAAAATAATATTACTAAGGCATTTATTAATGAATTAGAAAAAACAAAATTAAAAAACTTTTTAAAGTATACACCTTTTGATAAAAAAGAAAGAGTGTTTAATTATACAATAGAAAATGGCGCGACTGACGACAAGAAGAAAGCTCAACAAAATATGGTTAAAGGGTTAGGAGCATCAACAAACTTAAACACAGATAATAACACTTGGAACGATGAGAATGGTGCAACAGGTGCTTACACTTCAAAAGCAAAATTAAATTAATGGCATTTCAATATTGGAACCGATATAGTGATTTTTTAATAAACGGAGAACAAACAGTTGTCCCATATGTTAATTTACCTCAAAAACCGACAGATAAAGCTTATATATACAAAGTGGCTCAAAGTAGGTTAGATAAGGTATCTCAAGAATATTATAACTCACCAACATTTAATTGGTTAATACTTCAAGCAAATCCACAATTCGGTGGACTTGAGAATAATATATATGATGGTACTATATTGATTATTCCGTTCCCATTATTACCATCTCTACAGGATTATAAAGCGGCGTTAGAAAATCATTTTTATTATTATGGTAGGTAATTTAGGACCAGACAATAGCGGGAGAATTTATGTTGAGTTTGATTATAATAACCTTATTGTAGTTGACCCGAACAAAACTATTGATGCATTAGGAAATATTAAAGAAAGATTGGTTGACCATGAAAATTTGGTTATGTATGCCAATCTTGAGGCGGATGTGTTACCAAGAACTAAATTGGCTGTCGGTATTAGTCCTGAAGACAGTGGAATTAGAACCATATCTGTGGCTAAGATGAATTTCTTAAAACCAACTAAAAATAATTATTTTGGTACAGGTTACTACGATGAATTGACAGGTAACAATACAACAAAATTTGATGGTACTAATCAACCCGAAGAATTTGTGCAACAATCAAGTAACGGTTCAAAGGCGTATATTCAAAATACAGTTGCTAATGAATTAAACGTTATAGATAACGGATTGTTAGGTATAACCAGTATAAATATTGTAACAAATACTTCGTTTATCCCAACGGTGAATATGACATTAGAAGATGTTCAAGGTAAAGCTTTATTTCAATTAGGTAACAATTCACCGTATTCTGCATTTTTCAACTTACCATACCCACCATTTTATTTAACACTTAAAGGGTTTTACGGACAGGCTGTTAGATATCAATTAAATCTACAAACATTCCACGCATCGTTTAATGGAACAAGTGGAAACTACCAAGTTACTTTAAAATTTCAGGGATATAAGTTTAATATATTAAATGAGATTGCGATGGGACACTTAACTGCCGCACCCCACATGTATTCTCAAAGATTTAATTTTGGACCTACACCAGTAACACCACAACAATCTAATAAGGCCAACGAGTCCCAATCTAAAACTCAGGCAGCAATTGGTACCAATAACCCAAACAGTAGTGACGCTATCGTTACAGAATTAGTAACTGAAAGAGGATACCAAAAAATTGTAGAAGTGTATAGTGAGTATAAAGCTAAAGGATTAATTGCACCAGAATTACCCGAACTAACCTTAGTTCAGTTAATGGAAAAACTACAATCGTTCGAACAAAACATTACAAACTCTTTTCCTAAAGTTGATGTGGAATCATTAACTAACATTAAAAACTATAAGGGAATTCTTACTCAATTTTTTACAAATGTTAGAGGAGGAAGAAGTTCATGGTTTAACACATATTTAAATCCACAACCAATTATATTATTCGGTGGTGGTCAAAAAGTTTATAAGTTTAAAAGTATTGGTGAAGAACGTGAAACAACAGCAATTTCATTACTACAAGAAAACATTAAAAAATATAATAATGCCTTAGGAGAAAATCCAACATTAGGTATCAAGGGTAAAACACCAATACCAAACCCAATTAACTATCAATTGATGATTGCGAATGATGATACAGAATCTCAAATTGATTGGAGGGCAACAACAATAGCACAAACAGGAATTTCAGATCCAACACAAGAATCTATCGATAGAGTTATTAGTCAATATGGATTTACTCGAATTCTAAATGTTACTGAGGTAAACGGTAGAGAAAACTATAAACCAAAAAAAGAACCTTATTTTATTTTTGAGGGAAATGGTAGGTTTGACTCAACTATTTCATCTTTAGAAACACAAGCGAATAAAAAGTTGTCCGAATACGAATCGAAAATAACTGCGGAACTTTTAAGAAAAATTGAAGATAAAGATAAGGGTATTGGATTTAAACCAACAGTTAGAAATATTATTGCGGTTATTATGGCATCTGCCGAGGCATTCATTAGATTACTTGATGATGTACATACTAAGGCTTGGGGGGTAAAGTATGACCCTGTTAGAAAAGCGGCTATTTTAGATAACCCATCTTCAGCTCAAAGTTCTGAAACTAGAGACCACGTAGTGTATAGACAAGGTTCTATATTAGGTAATAGTGAAATTGAGAACGCTCAGATTCCCGTATATCCATGGCCACAATTCTTTGTGGAAAGTACCGACGATAAAAAGGGAAGGTTCCAATTAAAATATATTGCAGACCCAAGTGTTGTGGATGATACGCAAGGTAATAATTATTCTAAATGGCCTGAAGTAGAATTTGTTGAGGAGTATATGAAAGGACTTACACAGAAGTTTCAAAACCCTTTCTCACCTACACCTGTAGAAAATCAAAGAGACACTAACGTTATTAATATAAACGCAATCGAATTTCCTTCTTTAGGAATCGCGTACGCGAATAAAGAGGAGATTAAATTTTTTTACGAAATATGGGAAAGACAATTTTTAACTTCACACTATTCAGGGTTAGTTAGGGCCAATTTAAATCAAATAAACGATTTAATAAAACTTAATATAGAAACTGAAGTTAATAATATTAAAGATGGGTTAGGGGTGAGTTCTCCTTATATCACTTTTAAATTAAAAAACTATGGTCTTGACTCTAAGAGTTATCCTGTGTTTTTAAAAAATATATCAAACATGGGAACAGGAAGAGCGTATCAAGATTACATTCGAGACTTCTTTGTAACTCCATATATTAGAACTTTAACTGAAACCCCTTTTAGTATTTTAAAGACTAGTGACCTTGGTAAAATACCTCAAGTAAGTACCACATCAGACGCACTAAGAGCATTGATATCTAACGCATCTAATGAGGCACTTGTGGTTGATACGTTACCGTATACTGATGCAACATGGAATTTAAATAATTTAAATCAAAGCGCCACCGCCTTAGGTAACCAAGTTTATGATACCAAAAAAAGTTTAACTATTTTTGAACCAAGAAAGATGATTGCGAATTTCACCAGCGTCTACGATTATAAAACCAATAGACCTGTAACTAATTTTTCATTTTTAAAATCTCAAAATCCATCAGTTGCTGCGGCAATATCTGGTGTGAATGGAGTTCCAATACCTGGGCTAACACCGTTTTATTTAAAAAGAGTACCTAATAATTTTGTTGCAACTGAAGGATATTGTGATGGTAGTACACCTACAGGTTTTATAGGACCAATAAGTACGACTTCAATGTTAAACACTCCGTATTTTATAAACGCCATTCAAAATGGGGTAACTAACTTTAAAAATAAAGATGAATACCCTTATGTTCAGGCAGCATATCTTTTTCTTAATTCGCTTCCTTTAGCAACATTAAGAGAAAAATACAAAACAATGTTACCGAATGATGTTCCAAAAAATGATTTGGATTACATCGCGTCTTGTTTTAATAAATTTGGTGCAATACATAAAATACCATATGCTTGGATTTTAAAATACGGCTCAATTTGGCATAGATATAAAAAATATAAAGAAAGTGGGATTGATATTCTAACAAACGTATGGAGAGATTTTGATTATACTACGAACTATAACCCAATTACAAATCAAACAACAACACCATATGTATTTAAATACGGTTCAACTGTAGACAATACAAACATTGTATTACAAAGTGAAACCGCAACTGACGTTAATATGCAAGTTGGATTTTACCCTAAGTTAATTAACGATTTTAATGTTTTTTACAACGGTTATGACTTATACAGTGGGTACACAAATACCGAAATTCAGGACAGCGTTAATGGGGGAATGAAGATTTACAACTATTCCGATTCCAATATCGTTTCTGCAAAACAAGGAACTAAAAATTTAAGATTAACCACATGGTCAGTATTGTTACCTGATTTAACTCCTGAATATGAAATCAATTGTAATCCAAAAGACAATACCAAAGACACCGATTACTTTGTTGTACCATCATTTGGAACATTTTTTAATCAAACCACTAATTCTTGTTTAATAGGTGAAAAAACTTCATTAGAAACAAAGGTAAATCTTACCTCTAATAGTAGCGTATTTAATGGTTCGGTTAGATGTTTATGGTCTGCACCTAATTATGGGTACTTTGATTCAACACAAATTGCGTTTCCAAATCCTGATTCATATCTTACTCGTATTAATACAGGTGATACACAGTCTCCACTTCATTTCTTAAGAGCTGATGAGTATTCAAAGATTGAAGAGGTTTTTTCAGTTTTTGATAAAAAAATATTAGACACGTTTGAAAGAGAATTTTTAAATTTTTGTAAACCTATAACTAATAATGATAACGGTGGTGGTGAGGTGGCTACTTACGGACAAAGCCCTGTAAACGGAGTTGATAACTTTAGAAATTTCCAAGCATTCTTTAAATCAATAATGACAGTACCAAAACAAGTTAATGGTACAGGAGAAAATGATTATTTTACCTTAGTTATTGAAAAACAATACGAAGTATTTCAAACCAGCGTTAAATCGTTTATGGAGTACGATATGATTATAAGAAATGGTAACCCATCTAATTACAATAGAAGGGTCTTCGATTCCTATTTATCTTTTAATGGAGCCCCAAAAGTTACAGACCCAATAACCTTTAATCCTTATGTTAGAGATAGTTTACCAACAAAAGGGGGAAGTGTAACATTAACCCAATCTAAAATTGCGAGTAGACAAGCTTGGCTTGCATTAGAAACTGAGGTTGGATTTTCAACAATACCTAACGTTATTTATAGTTCAAATGGTTCATATATAACCGATTTCTTTGTTGATAACAATATTGAGTTTACAGCTCAAAACGTTGTGTTGTTATCTAAGATAATTAAAATGTATGCAACACAAAAACTTAGACAACCAACAATATCGGTTGCCCAATTTAAAAATCAAATTAACCAATATCTCAATGTTGAAACTGAATTACAAAATAATTTTTTAAATGGAGTTTTAAGTGGTTTAAATAGGGCGTTACCGTCTCAACAACAATTACCACAACAAACAACTCAAAGTGTTATTACGGGGGAACAAAGTAAGGTTGAAAACTATGAAGTTTTTAAAGCCTTGAATGATAAATGGATTGCTGGTGGTGACTACACAAATAAGACTTTATTTGAAGATATGATGTTTTTAGATAGGGCATCAAGAAATATTGGAGATACGATTTTATTAGACATTTTTGATTTAAAAAATATGTTCGGTATTGGAGAAGTGGCGGGTGAATATTCATTAAATCAAGCCATGAGTGTCTACACCTTCATTAGCGGAATTCTAATCAAGAATAACTTTAATGTTATGAACTTACCAGCTTATGTTAATTTTTATAATGTTCAAGACGTTGATGGGACCACAACACCAAGAACTGAAGGTTCTTTAGATTTTGCGGACAGTTTATGGGGGACTTATTTGGATGTTGATTATAGAAAGTCAGGGCCTAAAATGGTTTGTTTCTATGCGGGTAAACCATCTCAGTATTTAGATTTACCAAAAGGTAACTTTAAATTTAGAGATGATGGGTTTGAAATGAGAAGAGCGTCGGAAAATCCGTTGTTAGAAGACCAAAAAGATAAAAAAGATTGGGCGGTTTCTAATAAATGTGTTGGGTTTACGGTAGACTTAGGTATTAGAAATCAAAACATATTTTATTCGTTCAGTGTGTCTCAAGATAATGGGGTGGCCACTTCAGAGGCAATTAACGCTCAGTTGAATATGGTCAACCAAGCTTCAGGTAGACAGATTGCAACTCAAAATAATAGTTTATATAATTTATACAAACAAAGAAGTTATAAGTGCTCAGTAACATCTTTAGGTAATGCACTGATACAACCAACAATGTATTTTAACCTTAGACACGTACCGATGTTTAACGGACCGTATATGATTCAAGAGGTTCAACATTCGATTCAATCAGGTAACTTTCAAACAACATTTACAGGTGTTAGACAAGGGGTATTTGATTTACCGGCTATTGATAGTTTCTTACAAAGTATTAACCAAAACCTTATTACTAAATTAGAGGAATTACTTAAAATTAATAAAGATAGTGTTACAGTTACGGGAACAACTAACACAGTTAAAAGTACTAAGTTACCTCAAAAGGCTGATAATACATTGGATACCACAAACGCATGTAATTCAAATGTACTTAAAACTTACTCAGACGCTGCGTTTGGAGATAGTGTTGTCGGTACACCAACACCGTTAACACCGCAAGAATTAGCCGACGCTTTAGTAAAAGAGATACCAAATAATAAGGAGTTACAAGTTATTATTTATTGTATGTCTTATATGAGAAGTTTCCAAAAAAGTTCGAATAGTGATGTCGGAGCATTTAACGGGTGGAACCACAACTATGCAACAATATCTTTAGATACTGATTGGGGTGGACTTAACACTACATTAACTAGGAGATACAGTTGTGTTAAATCTAGAACAAACCCAACAACTTCAGCATCACTACCTATAGTACATTTTGATAATATTGAAAAATATATAAGATTTATGTCAGGAAGGTTGAGTCCTAGGGTTGACCAAATATTAGAAATTGGTTTAGCCAAATATTACGTTTGTTTTTGGCCAGAATCTAACATATCGTCAGATTACTATGATTCGCACACAAGTGAATTTAAACAAACTACAGATACTTTGTATGATGCACTAACCTCTGCGGTTAAGGCTGGATTATCAAGTCTTGAAAATTCAAAAGACTTAAAGGCGACAATCAAGACAACGGAAAAGAAAGGTATTGATAAAACAAAAGGAACAAGTGGAACATCAGGAACAAGTGGAACATCAGGAACAAGTGGAACATCTGCATTAGATTTATCCTGTCCTCCTCCATCGTTTAAATCATTCACTCCAACCGCAGGATATACTGGCACTATTGTACAGGTAACTGGTAGTAGTTTATCGACAACAAGTTCTGTTAAAATTATTGGAGTTGAGGTACCTAAGAAAGATATTACGGTGTTTAGTGATAGTATGTTACGTTTTATAGTACCAAAAATATTCACAGGAGAGGTTAATATTAATGGAAGAATTGAAGTTAAAACTGATTATGGAACATTTATAGGTGCTGCCTTATTTAATTATAACCCTGCATTAAATGGGGTTGCTAGTTTAAGTCCAGGTGGTGTGACAAACGAGAATGTAATAAATCCAGTTTCTTCTGCACCTAGTCCGTCTAATTTAGTTGGCACAAACTCCAACCCACAAAACACAAAACCAATCACGCTTATTGAAACTGAAAATATTAATGGTCCAAACGATACCACTCTTCTATTAACTGTTAGGGTTAATCCCGAGGCAGGAATATGGAGAATTAATACACAACCATTAATTAATTACCGAGTTGTGGAAATGGTTACAGGTCCTAATAACAGATATATTGAAAAACAACTTTCAAACGAAAATGGTGTCACTTTAGATGGGTATGTTTCGAAAGACCAACAAGAATTTAGTGTAACAGATAAAGATTTAATTAAAAAATTATCACTCGATAATTTTGGTGTTAAGGATATTAAAACTTATATAACAATCGGATTATATGCAACATCTTCAGATAAAGTTACTAATCCTCAGGATGTCCCATTAAATTACGAATTTAATGTATTTTTAACCGATAAAAAAGTTGGTGACTTAGTAATTGAAGAACCAAGCAAAATAACCTCAATAACTTATTTAGGTGACGTTGATAATAATACCCAAAATGGACCGCAATATTATAATATTGTGAAACCAGGAGGAGGATTTAAGTTGTTCCAATTAAACGTTCCAACTTATAATAGTCAAGACTTATTAAGACAGGAGGTTGTTAATAGTAATAACACAAGTGTATCCGCAACTTTTAGAGAAGGTTCTGATACAAAATACACTTATAATTGTACGGTTAACGATTTAGGGACTTTTAAACTTAAAATAGGTTATAGAGTTAATGGGGTACCAACAACCATATATGGTCCACCTTTCACTTTATAACATAACAACATATTTATATAGAAAGAATATTATGGACATTAATACAGCAATCAGTAATTATCTTGGAAAAAAAATTAATTATTCTGAAAAAGATAATAACGACGGAACAAAAGAAGTTTGTGACTTAGCAACAGGCCAATGTTATACAGTAAGAGAACGTGACGGTCTTATCGAAAGAGCGGGAAATAGTATTTATGCTAACAGACAAGTTATGGTTGAAACCGATAACGGATTAAAACAATTATTAAACGGATAAAAAATGAGTTTAGATAAAAAAATATTAAGTGAGATAGATAGATACAGAAGTATCAACAAATACATCTCCGAACAAGCTGAAGAAATTCCTACAACACCTGAAGAAGATTTAGGACCATTGGCACCACTACCTGGTGACGCGGGAGCAGGGGCTCCTCCACCACCACCGTCAGACGTGGCAGCAGTTCCACCACCAGCACCTGAAGCACCAGTATCAGGCCCATTAGATGTTGAGAACGACCCAGATGTGGAAAAACTTGATGATGAAGGAAATAGTGAAGAAACAAGTAACGAAGAAGGTGACTCCGAAGAACTTGATATCACAGAATTAGTAGATTCTCAAAAAAGTATTCAAACAAAACAAGATGAATATTTTGAAAACTTATTCTCACAATTAAATGACTTACAGTCAAAACTTGGTGAAATGGATAATATTATGAATAAATTAAATACTCTTGAGAATAAAATTGAAAAATACAGAGAAAAAACACCACAAGAAAAATTAGAGTTAAGAACTTACGACTCATACCCGTTCAATCAAAAACTTTCACAATTTTTTGATGATAAGTCAGAAGAGATGGAAAAGACGGGGAAAAATGATTATGTTTTAACTTCCGACGAGGTACAAGACATCAACGTTAACGATATTAAAAAATCTTTCCAACCTGGAGGAGGGGAAGACAAAGACAGTTACAAAACTTCTTTTAGATAATAACTAAGGTGTCGAAAGACACCTTTTTTATTGACAATACCATATTTTTACTTATTATTATAAGACAATTTAATCATTTAATTTTAAAAAACATGAGTTCATTAGACGCCGTATTGGCACAGTACGAAAAATCACAAAGTTCATCGGGCGGGGCCCAAAGCAAAATGTCGCAAGACGAAAGAATGAAAAAGTATTTCGCTTTAATCCTTGGGGAGAAAGAGAAATCAGGTCAGAGAAGAATAAGAATCCTTCCTACCACAGATGGTTCCTCACCATTTAAAGAGGCATGGTACCACGAAATCCAAGTAGGTGGGCAATGGCAAAAATTCTACGACCCAGGAAAGAATGACAACGAGCGTTCACCTTTAAACGAGGTTTACGAAGAGTTGATTGCAACAGGTAAAGAGTCTGACAAATTGTTAGCTGCTCAATACCGTTCTCGTAAATTTTATATCGTTAAAGTTATCGACCGTGATCACGAGGAAGACGGTGTGAAATTTTGGAGATTTAAACACAATTACAAGAATGATGGTATCTTAGATAAAATCATTCCAATTTGGAGAAACAAAGGTGACATCACTGACGCTGAAAAAGGTCGTGATTTAATTATTGAGTTAGTGAAAGCAAAAACTCCAAAAGGTAAAGAATATACAACTGTATCTACAATTATGTATGACGACCCAGCTCCTGTTCATACAGACGATGTACAATCAAATACTTGGATTAATGATGAGTTAACTTGGTTAGATGTTTATTCTAAAAAGCCTGTTGATTACCTTGAGGCGATTGCTCGTGGAGAGACTCCGAAATGGGATACTGAAAAGGGTGGATATGTTTACGAAAGTAATTCAGTTGCTACCGAGTCTTTTGGTGGTGGAACTTCTAAATCTACACCAAATGTAATAGACCCACAATCGGATGACGAACCAGATTCAGACCTTCCATTTTAATTTATAACAAGGGTGGGAATCCCCCACCCTTTAATTTTTTATCACATGACGTTTAAAGAAGAAATTGACCTACAACTAAGAGACAATAAAATGTTGTCTTATGAAATTCTAAGTCAACTAAAAGATAAAGGATACTTCTCAGGTAGAAGTAAGCAAATCGGTGATACTGTTTTGTTTGGGATGTTAAAAGAAGAAAGTGAAGAAGGAGAATTAAACCTAAGGTTAGTAACATTTCACGAAGAAGAACTCGAAACTCTTTATGAGGAAGATAATACTTTCTACAATCGAAATAAAACAAATAAATTACCAAACATTAAAAAAATAAAAAATGGCGATTAAGAAAAACGATTTCAAGTCTATTAAAGACAAGTTCTCAACATCAGCAAAATATAAACCTCAAAGGTTTTTTGACTTAGGTCCTAATTTTTTGGATGCGGTTGGTTTGCCAGGTCCTGCTATTGGACACTTGAATATGTTCCTTGGTCACTCAGATACAGGTAAGACGACTGCACTTGTAAAGACTGCGGTTGATGCTCAAAAGAAGGGTATCCTTCCTGTGTTTATCATCACAGAACAAAAATGGTCATTCGAACACGCCAAATTAATGGGGTTTGATTGTGAAGAGGTAGTTGATGAATCAACAGGTGAGTTAGATTGGGATGGTTTTTATATTTTTAATAACAATTTTAAATATATTGAGGAAATTACCGATTATATAAATTCATTATTAGATGCTCAAGAAAAAGGTGAATTAGATTATAGTTTATGTTTTATGTGGGATTCAGTTGGTTCCGTACCTTGTAAAATGACTTATGAGGGTAAGGGTGGCCGTCAACATAATGCTTCTGCATTGGCAGATAAAATCGGGATGGGTATTAACCAAAGAATATCGGGTAGTAGAAAGTCCGATTCAAAATATGAGAATACTTTAATTATTGTTAACCAACCATGGGTTGAACTTCCAGATAATCCATTTGGACAACCTAAGATTATGGCAAAGGGCGGAAATGCTATTTGGTTAAATTCTTCCTTAGTGTTTCTATTTGGTAATCAAAAAGGTGCGGGAACAAATAAAATAACCGCAACCAAAGATAAAAGAAGTATTAAATTCGCAATTAGAAGTAAAATTTCGGTCTTAAAAAATCACATCAATGGACTTGGTTACGAAGATGGTAAAATTATTGTAACACCTCACGGATTTTTGGCAGGTAAAGATGCTTCTGAAGAAAAAACTAATATTGAAAAATATAAGAAAGAATATGCCGATTATTGGAAAGATATTATAGGTACCGATGGCGACTT